GTTTTTTACTACACATCCATGTAAGCTCAAAGCTTTCTTTCCATAATCTTAAAGATGACACCTCTTCCTTACACGTATGGCAAATAAATTTACCTGAGTATATAGAAAATCTTGAATCAGCCATTTGCAAGTTTGGTCTTTAACATGTCCTGTAAATCCAAATCCTCTCGCACTCTATTAATAAGACCTTCACGGCCCTGTACTTTTGTACCATCTTCTAGTTGATACCAAGCTCCAGTTCTACTTATATACCCAGCTAATTCTGCTGTATCAACAAGATCGCCAACAGTGTCAATCCCAAGATTGTCCCCTCTAAAATAAAAATCATATTCGCCATTTTGAAAAGCAGGCGATGTTTTAGAAAATTGTAACTCCCAACGAACCTTTCTACCAATCTTCTCTTCAATAAGTTTATCTCCAACATGTATTTTTCCTTTAATTGCTTGATTATCCGATTCTGAAGAAAACAACTTAATAACGGTTGAAGAATAAAATTTAGTAGCTTGTCCACCTGTTGGTTGTTGACTTGTATACATTGCACTAATATTATTACGAGATTGACTAATCAATACAAATAATGTTGGCTTTACCTTATTGTTTGCATAATTAATCATCTTCCATGCATTGCTAAAGTCACGTGACTCTGCACCAATTTGCTTAGTATTCTCCAATTGCTTTAATTCTTCAGAATCTTTTTCAAAATAAATGGCGGGCAATAATGAAGTAATTGAATCAACTACAATTAAATCTACACCAGCCTCTATTAAATTAATTCCTACATCAACCATCTCATTAATAGTTCTTGCTTGAGAAACAATCAACTTTGATGTATCTACTCCAAGTTTTTCTGCCCAATTTTTGTCATATGACATTTCTGCATCAATCCATGCACACACCTTTCCCTCTTTTTGTGCAAGACCAATCATTTGTAAACATAAAGATGATTTAGCGCTTGACTTACTTCCCCAAATAAGGACCTGTCTGCCATATGGAAGACCACCGTTTAAAGCACGATTAAGTCCAAAACTAGGGGTTGCTGCATACTCAGTCTTGGGAACTGAATCTCCTACTAAAATACTTTTTCGTAACTTTGGATTTAACTGAGCTAATACTTGTTCAACAGTAACTGTCATTAAAATCTTACCCCATGCTTTTCTGGTCTAGTTAAATTAAACTTTGTTTTTTCCTCAAATGCATGGTCTAAAGAAATCTTGGTATATCCTGCTTCAACCATTCCTGCATAAAGATCAAGTGTACGAATCATAATGTCTGCAAACTCTTTTGCAATTTCTTCTTCGCCTTTATCTTTACGAACTGCTTCAAGAACCTCAACAACTTCTGAAACAATCATCATTAGTTGTTTTGATACAAAAATATCATCAACATCTTGATCCCAAAATCCTTTTTCAACTGCAACCTTATGTAGTTCTTCTGCTAATTCATCAAACATTTATTACATCCTCCATTATTACTGTGCCATCTTTTGTTTTGCCAAACTCAAATTTATAAATATTGCCAGCCTCTACACTCATGTATGCTTTGGGGAAAGCAGTTGGAAATACTGTTACTGCATGTAACTCTCTTCCAGCATCTGCTAAAGTTAGAGAGGCCATCTTTTTACCAGCCTTTGTTATTCTTGGCTTAAATGAAACTACAAACATTTCATCATCTTTATATGGAAGCATCTTATAATTTAAGAACTTAATAAGTGGATCCTTAGATTCTTTTATTTCATCTACAGGTATTGAACTAACAACACGATTATCATTAGCCAAAATGATATACGTGCGACCAGCCTCGATAACGGTATTCTCTTCATCAAATATGCCCACACTTCCAGTTTTATCTAACAACTCTACCCTTGACCATCCTTTAGACCTTTTAATTGATTTTACCATACCCATTAAAATGAATGCACCTTTTTCTTCATACTCTTCAATATCATTAATGTATGCATGATAATGTTGTGGAACAGATATATTAAATTCAGGTAGGTTCAGGTACTCGTAAAGATTTTCTTTTACCTTTTCTGAATCTGCTGTATTGTCTTGAAACGTTAAAGCTCCAATTGCATTCATTGCCTGTAATGCACGAGAGTTTACTCCATTTCCTTTTGTAAATGTAAACTCTTCAACTTCTGCAAAAGACTTAAAAGGTCTTGCCGATATATATCGTTCTGCAATTTTATCAGAGATAAACTTAATTGCGGAGAGTCCAAATCTGATACCTTTGCCCTCAATTTTAAAATCAATATCCGAATCATTAATGTGAGGTAGCTTAATGCTAATCCCCATTCTTTTCGCTTCAATAAGATATTCAGTTCGTGCATCTTTATCCTTTTCATTTTTTAAAAGCGCAAACATAAACTCAATTGGATAGTGGTATTTTAGCCATGCCGTCCAATACGAGAGCGTAGAATAAGCAACCGCATGAGACTTGTTGAACGAATATCCCGCATGTGCTTCAAAGTCATGCCATAAATCCAAAGCATCGTTAGGAGCAATATACTTAGAAGCACCCTTAATAAACTTGTCTTTAAACTGATCAAATTCTTTTGCATCTTTCTTCTTTCCAATAATCTTGCGAACCTTATCAGCTTCGGCCATGGTCATTCCACCAAGCTCAACGCAAGCCTGCATAACCTGCTCCTGATAAAGAATACATCCATAAGTTTCTTGTGTAAACGGCTTAATAACCTGATGCGTATAAGAAATATTTTGACGACCATGCTTACGAGCAATATAGTCTTTTCCAATAGTATTCATAGCACCTGGTCTAACAAGAGCATTTGATGCAGCAAGCTCTGATAAATTTTTAACACCCATCTTAATTAATAGATTTGTATATGGGGTTGCTTCACATTGGAATACACCTTTTGTATACCCATCAGAAAGCATTTGATAAACATTCTTATCTTCCATATCGATTTTAAGCAAGTCTATTTTCTTGCCGTGCCTATTTTCAATAATATCAATAGTATCTTTAAGAACACTTAAAGTTTTTAAACCAAGTGCATCTATCTTGATTAATCCAATTCTTTCAGCTTCTTCCATATCTACGGCTACAACTGGAATACGTTCATCAGCTCCAGTTACATTTCTAGTTTCTAGTGGAGCATACTTAAATATTGGTTCTTTACTTGTTACAACACCCGCTGCGTGAATTCCTGTTCCACGAATACGACCACGTAGTTGGTCTCCAAGTGCAACAACTTCTGGATATTTTTCACGAAACCAGTCTGCATTCTTTGATGTACAAAAATCATCCCAAGTATCTACAGTTTTTAATACTTTGTTTACATCTGACAAAGGAATATTAAGTGAGCGAGCAACATCTCGTACAACACCTTTATCTTTAAATTGTAAAAAAGTAGCAATAGATGCAACATGACGATATTGCTTAACTAGATAATCTTTTACTTCATCACGACGTGAATCTTGAATATCTGAATCAATATCTGGAAAATCATTACGTTCGGGGTTAATGAAACGGAAAAACAATAATCCGTGCTTGATTGGATCAATGTCTGTAATGCCAATTGCATAACATAATAAAGAGCCAGCCGAGGATCCACGGCCTGGACCAACCATAATTCCTTCTTTTTTTGCCCAATTCAACATGTTACGAACAACCAAGAAGTAAGGCTCAAAATTCTTTTCTGAAATAATTTTTAATTCTTCGTCAAGTCGATTTAGATATTCTTCATTTATATCTAGTCCACGCTCTTTTAATCCATCTAGAGCAAGCTTTTTTAGCTCATCACCTGGATTTCTATATTGAACTGGTAGTAGATTTAGACCAGACTTAATGTCATAATCTTCTACCTTGCTATATATATCCATGGTACTTTCAAACATTTCTTCATTATCTATACCCTGCTTTGCCATGGCAGCCTTCATCTCTTCATATGAAAGAAGATGAATATCAAATGAACGGAAAGACATTTGACGATCTGACCCATACAAATAATCTAGACGATCCATCATATCTTTGTACTTTTTTGATTTATCATACGTAACATCTTTTTGCAATTTTGCATGGGTATTTAGAATAAGCATTAGTTCTTGTATTTCTTTTTGACTTGTATCAGAATGATGGCAGTCTGGAGTAACTACAATTTTTACACCCATAGACTTAGCCAAATCAATTAACCCTTTATTAACTTTCTCAGGGTTATGTGGCATTACTTCAATATAATAATCATCTTTAAAAGTGTCTTTAAACCATTGAATATGTTTCTTGGCAGTAGCAAGTTCATCTAGCTCTACCGCCTTCGCAATCCAGCCACTAAGGCAGGCAGAAGTTACAATAATTCCTTCTTTGTATTTTTCTAATGTTGCAAAATCAAACCTTGGCTTACTAAAAAATCCATCTGTCCAAGCAATTTCATTAATTTTATTAAGATTTTCTAGACCTTGTTGGCTCTTAGCAAGAAGAACTATATGATGATAATTTTGATCAAGGGGGTCAGTGCGGTCTGCCTTTGCTCTCTTATCAGACATATCTGTTGTCATATATCCTTCTATGCCAAGGATAGGTTTAATGCCAGCATCCTTCGCAGCACGATACATTTCACGATGCCCAGACAAAGTTCCGTGATCTGTTATAGCAATTCCTGGCATACCAAGCTCAACTGCTCTACTTACGTATTCTTGTGGGGTAGCTACGCCATCCATTAAAGAATAATGTGTGTGAACATGCAATCCAATATAATTCATTAATCAAACTTCTTTCTATGCCAAAAAAATTTTTTATATCCATTTGTAAAAGCAGATGTTAACTTATTAATAATTTTTACATATTCATAATGATCATTTTCAATAACGTGAGAAGAAAAATCTTCTCTTTTAAATGGAATAATCTGAACTAATGGAGTTCCAGCTTTTATCGTTCCCGTAAATCCGTCTTTTACCCAAAAGTTATATGCTTCTCTTGCTGGGAATGTATCTGTATCGATAACGCCAGAAATTGCTAGTAGTGGTAAATCGTATCTATGAGATGGCTGAGTTACAAAAATACTATAGTCTGGATCTGTTTTTATTCCCCAAAGAAGATTAATTCTTATAACTGTTTTACAGTATCCTTCTGGAACATAAAAATTAGAAATAGCATTATTATTTGTTAGACCAACATACTCAGTGGCATTGTTATTGGTATCGTTATACATTGCAGTTTTATGATAAAACTTAACAACGTCTTTGCTTGATGTATCTATATGTATGTCATATGGCAAATATAATGTATAACCAAAATTCATACTGTCGCTAATCGCTGGACAGTTTCTAACAGTAGAAAAATCTCTTAAATTTTGATTAGATAATTCTTCTGCTATTGTATGATATCTTGGCATATCTTTCCACCACGAAGGTTTTGGAACTTGATGAGAGGCTGTTGGCTGTGTATCGGAAGTACACAAGCTATCCTCTAGCCTTTCAAAATATATATTTGCCATATGACTACTTATTACCAGTCTATGTTTGTTGCTGTTGTAGATGGAGTATCAAATCCAAAATAAAATGCTTCTTGTTCTGGATATGGAACTTCACGAACTACCTTTTCTAAGTTAAAGAATTCTTCATTCTGCCACTTAAATGGTTCTGAATCTGGACTAGATGGAATCAATGTATAGTTTGTTTCAGTTCCTTGTCCATTTCTTTTTAGCTTCCAAACTAAATTAGATATGCTTCCTGTTTCAAGGGCATATTCACGAATTGTATTAAATGCTGATTGCTTACTGATACCCTGTGACCATACTGCAACATATGGATCTTCTGTACCATCGTCAACAAGTACATTTGTATAAAAACGAAGACGTGCTCTCCAGCCACTCTTTGGTTCTTTACGAGCCATCTCGCAACCAAAGCAACGACCCTCGGATTCTTGAGTACATGCTGCTTTGCGCTTATAATCTTTTGGATTTGTATGTTCTGAAACCACAACTGCTAGACCACGATCTTCGTTATAATTAGCAGAATCAGAGTCCAGTTCATTAACAAAACGAATCTTTGCTGCTTGTCCGTCAGCTAGTTTTACCCAACGAACCTTTGTTCCTGTGCTTTCATATTTTGGTTTTTCGACTAGGGCGTTAATATTTTTTAGTCCCTTTACAATAGTCATTTTTTCTCCTTATTTTTACTATAGTATTATTTGAAAATGTTTTAACATATATGTTATTGCTAAGAATGACCATAAAATATTAAACCATATTAATGTTGGTATTGTTTTAACTGTTGATGACCAAATTAACCCAAGACTTGATAGTAATGCAAATATATATAACCACCATATATCTACTCCAAACAAGAGCCCTGGAATAATAATAGTTCCCTTTACAACAAAAGCAAAAAACTCTACAGTATTTGGAGTCGTCCAATACTTCTTATTGCCCATTGTTTTAAGAGCAGTTACCCACTCCATATGATTTCTTTTTTTCATAGTCTTCCTTTATTTTAGCATAGTAATGATAGATTTGTCAAACTGATATTCAAGCTGTCTAATAGCATCATCATTCATATCTCCAATATCTTTATATTGTTTATCTAATTTGATTACTGTTATTAATGAGCCTAATTTTTCAGTTAGGCGGTCTGCCATGATTGAACCAGCCTCATCATTATCTGCTACAAGCACAACATTGTTGAAGTACTTTTCTAATAGCTTCATCTGGCTTGATGAAACATTAGCCCCCAGTGTAGCAACTGCAGGGAAACCTACTTGGTCCAATCTGACAGCATCAAAAGATGACTCAACAACATATACAAATTTTGATGTTTTAACTCTATGAAGATTAAATAGTATTTTGCTTTTTGGCAAACCTGGTGTATTTTTAAATTCTTTACCCTCTATTGTTCTTGCAACAAATCCAATACACATACCCTCTGGAGAATGCATAGGAACAATAACTGAGTCTTGTTTTTCAGAATATCCTAGATCAAATTTTGCCATAGAATCTTTTGTTATTTTACGACCTTCAAAATAAGAAATAGGTCTTGGGCTTTCTAATGCTTGCTTATTTAGTCTTCTGATTAGCAGTTCATCATACTGAACAAAATCGGGTGCAGCATATAAAGCCTTATTTACTACATCCTCTAAATCAACATTAGTTTCTTTACTTTTTATATATCTAACAGATTCAAAATATGATCTGCCAGTCATATGCATAATTAGCTCTGTTAAATTTTTAGTAGTTTGACATCCAAAACAGAAGAATAGACCAGACTCTTTTGATACTTCTCCAGCAGGGGTTCTGTTGTTATTATGATATGGGCAGAAGATAATATAATCAGTTCCGTACTCAGCTTCTATGTCTATGCCAGCACCAGTCAGAACTCTGTGTATCTGCTGTGAAGTATATATATTTTTCATATGTATGTTTTTTTACTCCACCATCTATTTTTATAAGTTCTAATAAAATCTATTTTAGATGCACTTTGTTCGTTATGTTCATATTTTGGATCAAAGTCAACGCTTTCAGATTTCCAATCATCTCTTTTAAAAGGAAGTATTTGAGCTATTGGTGTTCCTTCTTCTATAATTCCTTCAAAACCTTCTTTAAGAAAAAATGGAAACTGTAGTGCGTTTGGATGTTTATCAGTATCAACTACTCCACCAATAGTTGTAAATGGTAAATCGTGTCTTTGATGTGGATGAGTAATTAATGTGCTATATCCTTTTGGTGTTCTTATTCCCCAATATGTAATCCACCTAAAAAAATCTGGACAATGGCCAAATGGAATTGGATAATTAGATAACCCCTCATACCCTTTATGCTCTAATGGTTTCCAGTGAACTGCCCAAGATATTCTTGGCATGTATGAAGACTCTGACACATTTTCAACCATTATGGCAGATGATAAAGTTACTGTATACCCAGATGTTAATGAATCAACTATTGGAACACATAGTTTATACGTGCCAACCCCACCCTTTTTTATTAGAGAAAAATCATCACCGTTGCCAGTTGTAAATAATGTATCATTTTTATACCAGTTTGGAACACACTGAGTTGATGGTTTTGGTGGCTGCATTAACGTTGGAACAAAATCATGTAATGGCTCAAACTGAATAATTTTTGTTTTATTATTTTTCTTCATAGTCTTTGTACCTATAATATCCTTTATCAAAATCTGCTTGTACTAAAAAATCTCCCATAAATCCATTACGATTTTTTCTAAATGCACATTCAATTATATCGCTATTGGCCCCACGACCTAATGCTAGAACCCAGTCAGCATCATATGCAATTTGTCTTGACCAAGATGTCTGCCCTAAAGTTGGAACAGTACTCATATTAGTAACATCGTCTGGTGTAGCAGAAGAAATAGCAATAATAGGAATTTCTTCACTAATAGACATAAGCTTTAATTCACGAGAAAGATTTTTCATACGAACAGTTTCATTATCTGATTTTTGGTTTGGTGCCATAAGTTGTAGGTAATCTACAATAATAAAATCTGGTTTATATTGATCAATCTTTCCACGAATAACCGATGGATTAATTTCTCCACCGCTATCATTAGAAATAATATGGAATGGTGGCTTACCTTCAATCTTATTTTCATGCCACTTTTTCAGCATATCTATCTCAATGTCTCCATTTGAAATCTTGCGATGTGACCAAAGACCTTCACCCATAATCGCAAATACACGATTACGAACTTCTGTCTCAGACATTTCAAGACTTATAATCATTGGAGTTTTGCCCTGTTTCCATGCCTGTACGGCAAAGTAAAGAGCAAGCCAGGATTTGCCAATACCTGGATACGCCAAGAAAATACCTAATTGCCCTGGCATAATTCCTGAAGGGAGATAATTGTCAAACCCTGGCAAGCCTGTTTTTATTCCAATTTTGCCAAGTTCTTGTTGCTTCTTTACATTTTCAAAATAAGCTATTGCAGACTGAATATCAGTCGCATCGATATCACGAATAGCAGATGTATTCTTTTTTAGTTCTGATGTTTTTGTGATTAATCCTTCTAACGCCTTTACACCTTGACCACCCTGAACATCAGTTGCAGCATTACGAATAATATCTTTAAGGCTATCGTTTAAATAATCTGCCTGAAGCTCTTCCAAATGATGTTTGGTAGCTCCTACTCCAGACACTGGAGAAAAGTCTCTAAATTTTTCAACTACTAATGATGAAGGTGGAACTGTTCCATTAGTCTCAGCATACCTTTTAATAAAATTCCATACATCATTATGAGTTCGTAAAAGTCCGTCTATATTGGCTTGTAGGAGTACGTGAACCTGCTTATCTTCTAATACTGCACTTATTACTTTTGCTTCCGAGTTACTCACTTAACCACTTCCTAGCTAATTCTCTACGCTCTTTGCGTTCTTTAATATCTTGCTCTGTAGCACTTCTACCACTAAGAATTTCTTGTGCATTGTATGCAAAAAAGTTCCAGCTTGGATTTTGAGCTATACTAAAATAATATTCTAATAAGTCATAGCAAGCGCCAATGCCATAAGACTCTACTAGGGCATCTGCAGCCCATTGCTCAACGTTAAGATTGAGATTAGACTTTTGCTCATATCTCTGCAAATGAAACTTGTTGTAGCGACTGAGCAAAGCCATTCGGTCTTTGCGGTCTGCCACAATTACTCTTCTGTAATCTCTGTTTTTGCTTCTTGAACTTTTTCAATAACCTTTGCTTCTACAAAATCATAAACACGATTCATAGCATCATTGGTTGTTTCTCCATCACGAACGTGATCAACAACACCAAGGTCAACTCGCAAAGATTGGAAATTACCTAGATTAAGCGTATATCCAAGTGTTACATTTACTTTTGTTTCATTTCTTTCTTCCACCACTGCCTCCTTCATAGGCTAATTAATGCTCTCTCCCCAAACAGGAATAAATCTGCCATCTTCAGTCTTTGTATAAACCAGTATACCATCGCCCATTTTTCTTGTCAATTCTTGCGAAGTAGGTATAGAGTTATTTGTTATTAAGTTGTCTTTTCTTGGTCTACCATTATGTATAGTTGCCAGTATATCACGAATGTTTTTTATTTGTGATTCAGAGTAGTAGGATCTTATTTGCCATCCACGCACTCCATTAACTTTAGCTCCAACTGGTGCAGGAATAATTCCTTTTTTAATTAAATAAGGAAAATACTTACGATGCCTATTGACAAGACGTGCAGTTTCTGCTACAGTATATGCTCTTTGTCTATTTTTTCTAAAATCAGTACGCATACATGTTTCTAGTCTGTCTTTTGTAATATTATAAACAGTAACCATTCCAGTAGAACGAGAGCTATGATGAAGCCTTACTAAATCATTATTTAAAAACCAGAGTGTTTTATTACCAGGGATTACAGGCTGGCTATTGTACGATTCGCTCTTGTCTGCTCTATTTTTAGAAGCCATGAGCCCTCCTGAGATTGTGAAGGCGGATGAAAAAATTTTCTAAAACCACAAGAAATGCAATACGTTTCAAGGTGCATTTCGCTAGAAAACAATCTATCAACAAACATTCTCCCACTACACTTTTTGCAATAAATCATATTAGTTTGGAACACCAACTGCTATTAAATGTACAGAAACTGAAAGATCTCCCGATGCATTAAATCTAACTATTCCATTTACACCAGATGTTGTAATGCTTGTTAACACAACTGTTACATTTTGTCCTGCCTGTGTACCACCTATGTTTACTGGCGATGCTGTTGCTACTGGAGCATACTTAAAACCAGTATCAAATGTAATAGAAAATGATTTTTCATTTCCAGCGTTTACAATTGAGTTATTGGCAACATTAACAATTTTTGCAACTACTCTTGCTTGAGATGTTGGAATGTTTTGTGTTCCTGCAGAAATTGTATCTATAGTTGTATAGTTATAAACGCTACTAGAAATGCTATCCGACATATCATTAAAAGCGTCGGCAAGCTGATAGATGTACGAAACATCCAAAGGCTGCCCTCGTTCTGGTAGTGGTATTTTTGCCATTATCTCTCCATTATATCACTAAACTGTTTCATTTAAAAGTCTATATACTTTTAAAAACGGTGTTCCAGGAGCTCCGTCTGCTCTTTCTACTGGATCTCCTTTTAAATATATCTCAACGCTTACTCTATTTGGACTTGTTGGCTGAACAACACCGTTGATTGTCCAACTTGATGCAATTGGGATTAATAAAGATGTTGTGTCTATTCTTTCTTTATACAGCCAATCTCCGTCACCATCTCCACGATCCCATCTAACCCAAATATCATATTCATGAGATTTAGATATTGAATATGTTTTACCATTAGATATTTTTGTTATTTCTACAGAATCCCAAATAATAGAAGCGGCATCTCCTGTTTTATTAAAAACTATATCTCCAGAAACAAAAGTATAATCTGGTTGTATTAGTTGAATGGGAGACCAGTGAGATGTTCTGTTTCTATCTTCTGAAACAACTCTATATCTAACATCGTAACCCTCATATATACTGCTTATAGCAGGCATGTCAGAGATTGTGACCCTAAATTGTTTAATTCCGCTATCTGCCATCACGTTACTCCAACAGAAAATCTAAACTCTATGTAATTACTTGTATTTGATGCTTTAGTGATTGTAGTAGCATCTGAATTTTTTACAACTGTATATCCAGTCATACCGTAAATAGGATTGACTGTAGAAACATTTTCAAGTCTAAGAGCGTCTAGTGCAATATAATATTGATCTGATGGAACATTGTCTACCATTGCACAAGCATATATTTTTACAACAGTTACAGCATTCCAAGTAAAGTTTGGTGTTATATATAAATCCTGTAGTTGTGTTGAAACTACATAATATCTATTATCGTCTAGATTGTATTCTCCACCACCAGTACCGCCACTATTTTCTAACTCTATTTCAAATCTAGCAAAGTTGTCTGCTGATGGATCGTCTGTAGAAGCAAAATCTATTAAAATTCTTACAATGTCTGGTGCAGATGTAGAATCTCCGTCTTTATTTATAACAGAAAAAGCAAATCTTAATTCATCTGTTGGTGAATTTCTAGTAAAATCAACATCTGGGCTTGTTAGATGTATGTGATTAGATCCAGGCTCTACATAAAAATGTCCAGCAGGCGATCCTGTTGACATATCTATTGTTATATCAGAATCATCTCCACGCATAACAATCATATTATTTAAAAATCTACAACGCTCATATCTTTCTGGTCTTGGAGATTTAAAAAATATTGCATTGTCAGCATTAGTTTGAAATACTAAATCATTAGTTGCAATTATATTATCATCATCTGGATCGTCAAGTGGCTCTGATATTGTGGGAATTGCTGTAGCTGCTGTTGATGTATGGTGCTGCCAATTTTCTCCTTGTGTAAAAGCAAATACAGTTTTACTATCATATGCTCCAGCTGAGGGGTTAGATCCTGCAGAATATAATCCTATTTCTGTTATTTCATATCTTTCTTCTGTTGGTAGCTCTGCTGTTAATACTATTTTTTCAGTGCCGTCATCATTTATAAAACCTCGTGAAGAAATTGGAACACGAAACATTTCAAAATCTAAGTTTTCTTTTTCTGAATAATCTCCGTAAGGTGTAGCAGTTAATAGTGGCTGGGCACCACAGCCTACAGCTATATATGAAGCATAAGCTGGTGCTTGACCAATTAAATATTTTCCAATTATGGATTTGCCTTTATCAGTTATCATAATTCCGCCTCATATATTGTACCACTAGTCGTTATCTGTACCTCTACCTGCTCGTCTTCTTCTAGATTTACAGCTTCTACAACTAAGTCTCCAGTCTCTGGATCTATATAAACATTTGCTCCTGCGGGGCCATTTCCAACATTTGGTATTTTATTATTTAATTTGATTGCAAAATTTTGAAAGTATTTGTCTGATGTTGATTGAAGAGCAATAATATTGTTGGGATTATACTCTTGCTGTATTCTAGCTAAATTTTTGATAGGTTGATAAATAATATTTTGACCATTAACAGTATCGCTTCTAGCAATATTAATTAGCTCTTGCCCCCCAATATTTTCAAATATTAGGTCTGTCATTAACTCTATTGGTATTGATCCTTCATTTAACAATATTGTATCTATTGGTGCAGTCTTAACTGGTTCTGGTGCAGCCTGAGTTACTACTGGAGATGAAACAAGAGACGTAGATAAAGGTACTGGTGGTGTTGGTGCTACTGGAGTTGGGTCTGGCTGTACTGATCCAGTATTTGTATTACTTGCAACCTCAGTTGTTGATACATTTGGAACATTAAGATATGGTCTATGCCCAGTATTAGAAACTACGCCAGCATTAGACCTTACGGTTCCCCAGCCCCAATGAATACCTTTTTGCGATCCAACACCTATTAACTGATTGTCTTCATTAAAATATGGAACAGTATATTCTGGATTACCAGTCCACTGTTTTTGTCTTTCTGTTCCAAGAGAATCCCATAAATGCTGCGGTATCTCAATCCCATTTAATTGTGGCATCATACCTCACTCAAATAAATTATCATAGAAGGTCCTGTATTATTTCTAGAATATTCAATATTATACACTACAAATCTTTCTCCAGAATCAGCAACTAAGTCTAGTCCGTCACTATTTTGATATGACACTGTAACTATATCTCCAAGTTGTAGAGTTGGAATAGAGAATAGATTTATACCTATTGACTTTCTTGGATTCATTACTTTTTCAATAATCCAACCCATTAACTTATTAGCATCGTCTTGTGTTTGAATGTATGGACTATCTATAGTAAATTCATTATTTCCATAAATTAAACGACTAAGTTTAATTTTGTCATATTTTTGCTGCTCTACCGTTGGAGAAACAATAAGAACACTTCCACTGAGTTGTGGAGTAGAAAAATTAGATCTCTTAGCAAAATATTCATCTACTGTTAATTCATGAGATGTGTCTTGTGTAAATGTAATACCCTGGATTCTTAA